CGATTTCGCGGGGTTGGTTATCCGTATTAGTCATATTACGGGGGATAACACCCATCATTTGTTCTAATTTATCTTCCACGACGTTGTTTTTAGGCGGTTGTGCGGAAGAAAGGGGGACATTTCGGTACATCCCGACCAGTTGCAGCCTTTTAAGGGTGCTGGGGGACATCTTAATAACGTGCGTAATCCGCTGTGCGGTCGCCACCGTCGTTTCCGCATTGGAGACAATAATTTCAGGGATGCTAACAAATTCAGAAACCGGGCGGCGGCGAATTGGGCAGTAGTATACTTTCTTAAATGCGGTTCCACCAAAACCCAACGCAAAAAACATCCGTTCCGTGTCGGGGTAATATTCCGATGCGGTGGATGTTAAATAATGATTAAAATCTTTTTCCAACGCTTCCGCCTGAGCATTGATGTTAGCACTATCAAGCCCATCGTTGCGGATCTTAACTGGGCCGGAAGATGGGAGAAGTTCTCCACGGGCGTTGGCTTGGAAACGGACAATTGACTCCAAAAGCAACGGATGGCGGACGGTTGCCTGTCCTTCAACCGCCGTAGAACCATCCCCCGCATTGGAACGCGGGGTTTCAATCTTTGTCCCCAAAAGATCAAGGCCCATAACGTATTGTTGAAGGAGTTCTTGGCGGGATTCATTATCCTGTTCAATAAGCCGTACAAGTTCGTTCGCAATTTGTCCTAATGAACTATTGTCCAAATGCATCGCAAGGTTTTCGTGGAAATCTTCATCCCCCTCATCTTCCGATTTCTGCGGACCCCCGAAAGAAATCGTGACGGAACCGTCTGGCAATTCAACTTTTACATATGGGGATTTAGGATTAACCTCAACATCGGTGTCACCTTCAACGGCCATATCCATGTCCATTGCATCAAATTCTTCTGGCCGACTTCCCAAAACGGGAACTTGACGAATGTTCATGGGTGCTAATGACATGTGTTACACCGGGTAAAGCTGTGATGACTTTGAAGACCTATATACCATACCTTCGGTCTTTTCCGCTACTATTTCTACTGGTTTACGTGCAAAACCTATAACACGCAAGTGTGAGAGTGCTTGCGTCATGCTATCCACTAAGTCATCGTGTTTTGATTTAGGGAACGATTCCGCCTGTTCAATGACCTTTTCCGCCCATTCCATGTCGGGGGCATAAATCATCCCGTCCGAAAAAAGATGTTGTATCGCGTATGTACGCGCAACTTTGTCCCCCCTGCCCGGATCTACCAATTGAATCCCCCAGTTTTCCCGCGCAAAATGCGTTCGCAGTTCTTGAGCGACGGATAGCCCAGCCGCTTTGGATTCAATTAAAAGTTTATCAACTTTAAACTTATTACATAATTCTACTGTTTTTTTAACAAGTTGAGGGAACTCTAACCGATCTTGCCACGCATATATTAACATAATCCGTTGGTTATCTTGGCGGTCGGTCCACACGCCCCAAATGGTCATAGCACTATAATCGTTTTCTTGCTTAGTGGTATAAGCGGTGTCCAATGAGGCGATAACGTACTCAAAAGGCGGGAAAACACTTTTGCGTAACCCTTCTGACCCCGATACGGTTTCGTCCCATAGCACCCACCAATCGCGCTTTATAATACCGCCGCCTTTAGGTTTTGGGCGTTGCTGCAATTGACCAGCGGCGGCAAAGGGGCCAAGGGCGGATTCCAGTGAAGCAACTTCATCCTCACCAAACCGATCCCCGACCAGCAAATCACCTTCTTCGCGGTTATCAATGTACCACGGCGTGATACACCGACGGTCTGGTTCAAACCGCATGGGGAGGCATAGATGAACCCAGTTTCCCGTGTCTTTGGATAAAACATGGCCCGTAAGATCCGATTCGTGTAGCCGCTGCATAATAACGACATACGCGCCAGTCTTAGGATCGTTAAGACGGGTAGACATGGATTGATCCCACCATTCCAACGTCCCTTGCCGGACAAGATCCGATTCAACTTCATTTGCGTTGTGGGGATCGTCCACCACAATAATTGATCCACCTTCACCCGTCAGGGCGCCGTCAACGGAGGTTGCAAGGCGGTACCCACCTTTATCATTGTCAAACCTTACTTTAGTGTTTTGGTCCGATACAATTTTAAATTTATCTCCAAAATGGTGTCGGTACCACGGAGATTCTAATAGGCGGCGGGTTTTAATGGAATCGCGGATGGAAAGGGATTGCGCGTAGGAGGCGTATAAGAACTGTACATGTGGACCAGAGAGTGGTCCAATATCGGATTGCGCCCATGTCCAAGCGGGGAAACAAACGGAAACCATAGAGGATTTGGACGTGCGGGGCGGGACGTTAATGACCAGCCGCCGAATCTCTCCACGGGTTACGGCTTGAAGATGTTCCGCGATAGCTTCAAGGTGCCAACCATATTTATACGGGTTGGGGTCAATGTATTTCCACGCCCCCGCAACAAAATCGACCATCTTCTCCTCAAAATTGAGGCGTTCAAGTTCCCGCGCCGCATCTTCCGGATATTGCTCAATTGCTTCTTCTAATGTTTTTGCGTGTAAAATAGTGCTACTCTTGGGGGAGTTCATCAAAAACTTCACCTTCTATAATTTTTGGTCCGCCAATTTTGTCCCTAACCTTACTAATAAGGTATGCGCGTTCTTCGTAAGATAATTGACCAAAGTCAAAAATAACTTGTGGGCGGTGATTGTCCGTTTGGTCTGGCTTATCTTTCCATCCCATTTGGGATCTGGTCAGATAAATCCCCGCATTAATGGAGGATGGGGTATCTTTCATTGCTTGCTGGTAAAGATTTTCCACAACCAGCGCGTTCGCAATTTGCCGCCCGTTTTTAATTTCATTCCCGTATTCACGGTGCAACCATGCGCGGGAAACCCCAACAATATCCGCGATCTCATCCAATGTCGTACCCCGTTTAGCAAGGCCCATTATGGTCTTTCGAACCATAGCGTCGTCTGGGATTTTCCGTTTGCGGCCTTTCTTCTTCCCCTTGTACTCAGGCTCATCCGGTTTCTGAGTAAGACGGTTGGCGTTGGTAATTGCTTTCATTTTCCTACTCCTTTGTATTTACTATATCGCAAAAGTTGATTAAAATACAAGTGTTTTAAAAAGGAGAGTTAAATGTCAGAGAAGATTTGCGTTAATTGTAAGTGGATTTACGCTCAGGATAACGGGTTTAACTGCATGAACCCTATTAATGACCGCCTATACGATCATTTTAACCCTTCTTCCGGCGATGTTGTCAGGGATATTAGACGGGCGGCGGTGACATTTGAAAATAACACTTGCGAAGAATTTGCCCTTAAAAAGAAATCCCCGTCATCAAAGTGATGAAAATCTGGTATAGTGTAGCGTTGTCCCCTTTATAGGAGGTTTTCATGGGTTTGACCGCGACTAACGTTACATTTGAATGGAATTTGGGAGAAATCCCAGTGTTTACAATATCATCAGATTCTTTCAACATAGGGAACAATAACATGTCTTGGAACTACCGCGTTATTATGGAACTTGCCGCTGAAGGTAATATTTTTGGTGAAGATTCCTACACCATTCGTGAAGTTTTTTACGATGACGACGGCGAGATTGAGTTCTGGTCGGATGAGGGTTGCGCCCCATACGGAAACACTTTCCAAGAAGTCGCGGACGATTTTGATCTGATGGCGGCGGCGTTTGAGTTGCCAGTCCTTAAAATTGTCAAGGGTGACGATGGTTTGGATAAGCTGGTTGAGATTGAAGTTGAGTACGAATATCCCGATGAGAGCGATGATTCCGAAGAGGGTGAAGAAGAGGAAGAATAATCCTTTTCTTAATCAAAATACGTGGTCGCCCCTAAACACGGGGCGGCCATTAATCATTTCGCACAGTTCCGGCGGAAACATTGTTCCGTCTTCATCGAACGAAATAACCGCGAACCCTTGCTGCGACCGGGACGGGGTTCCTTCTGAATACTGAAACTGCGGGCCAGTGGGGTCCGCCATCATCCCAGTCTCCACACCCCACCGCGAACCTTTCCGATCCCGCATGGCGGTGACCTGAAGCTGATGGGTGTGACCCGTAACGATACTTATCCCACCATGTAAAGCATTGTTCCAGCCCGCATGGATGCCGCCCCTAAACCTGTGGCGAATTTCCGTTCCGTTGATATCAAACGCAAAGGAAAAATCCCAATCTGTAAAATGCTCATGCAGGGATAGGATATACCCATCCAGTTCTGAAGCGTTAGCGGCGATGTAGTTGTCTATGCGGATATCATGGTTGCCAAGGGTCCACAGTTTGTATTTGGCATTGGGTAGGAGGCGGAGCCATTTCTTGGCGGTGTCTATTTCTTTTTCAATTTTAGGGGCTTTGGAACCCCGAACGGATGGGTGGCGGCTGATTCGCGCCCCGTCAATAATGTCCCCGTTAAGGATTATCCCATCAACCTTTAAAGTTTTAGCAACTTTAACGAATGCTTTGTAAATGAGGGTTGGGTCACCATCCCAGACGTGAAGGTCAGATCCTATGATCCATTTTGTGTCGGGGGCTTCAATGGTTTTAAGTCTGGGGTAAGTCCAAGTGGATGTTGGGCGTTCTAATTTTACATCATCCAGTCCATTAGGAAATCGCTCAAATGCCATCTTCATGCGATGGTTAAATGTATTGGGAGATATGTTTCCCGCCTTAGCAGCTATGGTTGGTCGGCGGCTATGCGCTTCTAATAATTTAAGGGTTTCAATTAAAACTTCCACAGACAGTTTAGGTGTCGGCATTTGATTTTCCCCATTGTTTAAAGTATAATGCCTTGAAACTATGTAACTTTTATTACCACTAATTGGGGGAAAAGCAATGTCTAATGCTCCGCACTACATTACGGAATTAGAGGCCGCCAAGAAAGTATGCCCAATGTCAGTAGGTGGCGGTATGAATAACCGCGTTCTTATCTATGATGGGCTGGAAGCTGGCCGCGCATGCATTGCATCAAAGTGCATGGCGTGGAGGGCAAAGTACGATTGGAAAGAAGACGGGGAAGATGAAGGCCATTACAGCGATACGCTGGGCTACTGCGGTATGGTCTGCGGTTAGTTGACAATTTTTTATTGCCGCCATATATAGTACTCAAGCTTAATTAACGTACTGTATCTGGATGTAAGGTCAGACGTTAATATACGTATACAGTTTACGGGGCGGCGTGTTTTTGCTGTTTCCACGTCTTAGGTAGAACGAAGCAGAACAGCGTCAAGTCTACCACCCGTAAAGCATAGCCGCCAATAGAGAGCAATGGACCGTGTATGCGTCGCGGTCGGCGGATC